ACCGCCGTCTGCGGTTGGGCCTAAATATCTTGAATTAATCGGACGTCCCATTTGTTTCTCCTTGGTTACGTTCTAAGTAATACGCGGCGGGTCACTTCCGCATAAGTCCACTGAATGTGGCACGATTATTGACACTAGTATTTATCTTTCAAGTACCCACTTCAGTTTTCCGCAGTCCCATACTTTTAACAAGCCCATTTGCTTGGTGATCTGTTTTTCAGTTAGTGCTGGGTCGTAACCTTTCTTAACCAGCTTTTGTTTCGAGAATGTAAAACGGTGGTACAAGCGTTCTTCTCTCGGTTTCACATACCAGTAGCTGGGCGGGATTTCTTTTTCTAAGGTAAACCCCAATACTCGGTACAAGTTACCGTTGCTCCATTCGTTGTCAGAATACGATATAACCTTCTCAGGGGTATACTGCTTCATAAAGGCCTTTAACAACTTTGACGCTCCGCCGACTACAGATACAGAGGTAGCATATCGCACCAGTTCGTGGCCGGTTTCAGCTTTGCCTATAGCAATACGTTTTTGGGCAAACGTCATTAAAGACACCAGATCGTCGTTGTAATAAAGTCCCAGGCGGACACTTGCCGGAGTATAACCTAATATGTGATTGGTTGCTAAGAATGTCTTTGAATCTACAGAACTTACTTCTTTAATAACACACTTACGAGCAAATACTCGTTGTGATTGTTGATTTAATTTGTTTTTTATAAACTTCTTTACAATGTCGTTCTTTGACTTCCAGTACGTTGAAAAGATAGTTATTAATTGAATCCCTTGATCTTTACACTCTTTATACTTGTTATGATGATAACTTCTTGTAATATGATCCACGTCATCGTGATGCCAATACACGCCGTTGTACTCTATTGCTATATTAAAGTCCGGGAGAAATATATCTATCTCTTTCCTCGAAGGAAGTATCGAACGACTGTTTTCTACAATATTTGTTATTCCTAAACTTTTTATAAAATCAACTACTTGTTTTTCTTCTATACTCTTAAACGGTTGCTTTATTTTGTGCTTATTTAAGTATCTATATATAGTTTGTATATGAACGTTTAACTCGTCAGCAATATCATACACAGACATAGTATTAAACATTTCTGTCATTGCTGCTGGGTCTCTAAGTTTCTCAATACCTTTGTCAAAGTATCTCGCAGACCAGTAATTAGTATCTTTTTCTTTAAACGTCTTTTTAATCTGTATTGGATTGTTGTAAAAATGTGACCCGTACTTTAACAGTTTAGTTTCTTGAACACCGTCTACAATATTAGCCACTCTCTCTGTGTCGTTGTACACAGCAGCGTGGTTCTTTTTTGCTACAGCAGTCTGACCAGTGTTCTCAACGCCGTACCGAGCAAGCGTTGTTTTTTTACGTTTCTCAGAAATAGATTCTTTTTCAGAGTTACTATAGTTGTTCTTTGTGGCAGAGACTTTATTACTCACAGACTCCTTTGCGCAAGAACATACATTAGCTCTTCCGCAAAACCTATATCCCTGTGTTATGCTGTTGAACTTCTTCTTGTTACCTAAGTCACAGACGTTAGCTCCTGGGTTAACAGCATTGTATATTTTTTCAGACAACGAGTCTCCAGGGAACGCTATTACGTAACTGTAAACAGTAGCATCTGCTTTGACTTTAGCTGACAACTGTCTTACTGGTGTGTTTTCTATTATACTTACTAAGCTGTCTTTGACTGTCATTGATCACATTACCTTTGGGGCTGCCTCTGCACGTATTTATACACTACTGAGTTACATTATAGCACACACGAAAAGGATAGTCAAAAAAATAGGCCCCGTAGGACCTATTTTAGTTTCTCTATCCCTAAGGAAGATTAGCTAAAGCTAACGTTGCCGTTACTAATAGCTACCTTGCCTAGGTAGTCTGCTGCGTTGCCTAAGCTCGAGGCCGTGTTGCTTAGCTCGACATAGCCGTAGCGTGTCATAAAGCTAACAACAGGTTCGAAAGTGCTTGGATCCAACACAACACCTGAGCTCATTAGCGGGATATATGGGCAATAGAACGCCGCAGCATCCGACTCGCTTGTACCCTTGTAACCAATAAGAACTGGTGCGTTGTCTGCAGAGTATGTGTTAACATACACTTTCATTGCGTTGTTCAAAGTACCAACCATCTTAGTGTTAGTTGGAGCTTCGAAAGTGCCTTCTGTAGTACGAGCAAACGCACTTGTAGTAGCACTCTGTAGAATTGTTAGTGCGAAAGGACTAACAACAGCCCAGTTACCAGCGCCACGACGTGTACGCTGAGCAATCAAGTTGCTAACGCGGTTGATCTGAACAGCTAGTGCAGCGTGCTCGTCACCTACGAATGTAGCAGTACCGCTAACGGCAGCCTGGTCGTAAGTTTCGCTTGCTGTACCTGCTAGACTTTCAAGGCTGCTTAGAACCTCTTGGTCGATTTCAGCAGTGATTTCTTGTGCTAGTGCAGCCATGATCTCTGCTTCAATGTCGATGCCGTGCATTGACTGTGCGTCCTGCGCACCTTCAAAGGTCCAACGAGCGCTTAGCTTGCGTGACTTAGCTTCAACAGTTTGCTTCAAGATCTGGATGCTCATACGGTTACCAGCGTTACCTTCTAGTGAAGATGTTGCAGCTGGAGCCTTGTTGCTTCCTGGCGCACCCGAGTAAGCTTCAGCAATCTTGAATGGGCTTAGAGCCTCTTCACCAGCATTCGCGCTATTGTCGCCATCAGCGTAACGTACACGAAGTGTATGGATCTGACCAACTGGGCCTGTCATTGGCTGAACACCAACTAGCTCGTTAGCAATTACTGTAGGCATTACACGTCTGATAACAGGTAGGATTACACGGTTAAGTGTAGCCACGTTACCAGCAGATGTTGCGCCTGCTGTTGCACTCTCTTGCAAGTGCTTCTTAGTGTTTTCTAGTGTAGCAGCCATTACAGACTTCTTGTTACCGTCAAGGCCTTCAAGAAGAGCTGTCTTGGTATCCTGCCAGCGTGATTCTAATAGTTCTGACATCATTTTCTCCTTAGTTTAATCCAGCTAGACGGCGTAACTCAAGTACATTTGAATCGTCTGCTTTTTGTGTCATATTTTTTGCTTGTTTCTTATCGCCTGTGACTTCTTTACCTTCTGAAAGCACTGCTTTGCGTGGTGCTGGCTTATTGCCATCAATCACGTTAGGTAGGTACTTTTCAAAAGACTGGCGAAGCCTGTTAGTCTGAACACCTTCCAAAAGATCTGTCATAATCTCTTTTTGATCCCTGCTTAGGGGACTTGTAAGTTCTGACATAATCTCTTTTCTGCGTGACGACTCAACTAGTTTCTCATAATCTTTGTTACGAGATTCAGCTAGGTTCTTTGCTTTAGCAGCAAATGCCTTTGCTTCTGAAAGTTGAGCTTCTTTTGCTTTAATGACTTTCATCATCTTAGCAGTTTCACTCTTTTCATTCAAATAGCCGTTTGAGTACTCTGAAGCAAAGGCTTCAAACAACTTGCGACCGAAGTCGTTTCTGCGAGCCTCTTCAATATCTTCTTTCAACTGGCCAATTTCGCCACGTAGGGCTCCGTCAACAGTTTCTGATATTGCTTTAGCACTTCTTTCAATAAAGTCTTTCTTAACCTTACCGAAGTGTGTCTTCGCTTCACGGACTAGGCGTACCTTTGTCTCAGCTAGATCTTTCTTGTCTTCATAGAACTCTGCAATTTCATGTGCAAGAGCGTCAACTACAAATTCTTCCAGCTTAGCAATCTTTGATTCCTGCGCCTTCTTGTCTTCGTGTAGTTCTGCAACTTCTGACTTCAACTGTTCCATAACAAAGCTCTTTAGTGTCTTTGCGTTTTCACGCATTGCTACCGCGTACTTTGCTTTGGCTTCTGCAAGCTGCTTGCGATCTTCTGCAAACTCTTGGATTTCATCAGCTAGTCTTTCGCTCAACATCTGATCAATAGCTTCTACCATTGTCTGCTTGTCGTGCTCATACTTTTGTGCAAACTCTTCACGAAGTTCAGCAGTAACCTGTTGGCGATTTTCTTTGATCTTCGCGTCCCAAGCTTCTTGTAGTTCTGCTTTCACTTCTTCTGATACTGCATTGCTCTCGAAGAGTGATTTTAATGCGTCCAACATATTATTCTCCTCGCTTATCGGAGCCCGCTTATTATATTTAATAAGCTCTCTTTAAGATATTTCTGTGCCTTTGGATCGTGTTTCGCAGCCTCGGCAAGTTCGTATGCTTTCATACCACCTCTTGTGTTCATCATGTGTTCATAGATTGCAGTTGGGTAAGCACCCGGTGCGCTTGGCTGGGCTACACAGTCAACGGTAATAATTTCAAAGTCTGAAACTGAATTACTACCGTCTTCTGATACGTTACCTGAACCCCTAGAAGAGACACCTAGCTTAACGCCTGCTTCAAGCATCGTCTTCACTAGGTTCCCCATTGGTGTCGGTAATATTTTTAATTTACCATAGCCGTTTGGTCCATCCATCCACATCTCTGTGATCATATGGCTTACGCGGTCTAGGTTAATGTTGAGACCTTCTGGATGATCAACTTCTCCGAGAACTGAATATCCT